ACATATACTGTAATGTAGGTGGTAATTGCAATAGGGAGGGTTATTTATGGATTATAAGAAAGAGATTATTGAAATGATAGAAAAATGTGATAATGAGGGCAAGTTAAAATTTGTCTATACGATTCTTATCAAATATCTAAAATCAAAGAAGCAAGGGGATTAACCCTTGCTCTTTTTGTTTAATGATGAAACTATTTGTTTTATTGCTTTCTTATCTTCTTTATCGAGTGCTTTATATTCCTCGATAAAGTCTAAGACGTCAGGTTCTGACATAAGGTTTCCAATTATGGTTGCATAATCGTCATCGCTTTTAGAACCCACGAGATATGTCGGTGTTACTTCCAGAGCGCCGCATAGAAGTTCGATAGTGTCCATATCTGGTTTGCACTTATCTTTTTCCCAGTCACTAATTGAATTGTGTTTTACATTGATTTTTTCTGCGAGTTGTTTCTGAGTTAATTTCTTTGCTGTTCTGGCTTGCTTGATTTTCTCGCCAAATGTCATTATCGATTTCCTCCTTTCATGATTAATAATAATATAGAAATTTCGAACTGTCAATAAAATAATTTCGATTTTCTCGAAATTTATTCTTGACATTCGAACATTTCGAAGTTATACTGTAATTGTTCGATAGGAACGAAACTTAAGTAGAAAGGAGAATTGAAAATGTGTGTTGGTAAGAAAATCAAGTCATACCTTGAGAATAACGGCATAACACAGACATTCGTTGCCAACAAAACTGGTATTCCTGTTCAGAAGCTCAATCTTTCTCTCAATGGAAATCGCAAATTAGATTTCGATGAATACGAATTAATTTGTGGAGCATTATCTGTTGGAACCGATAAGTTTCTTGAACCAAGGTTGCCAGAACGGAAGGGAGTAAATAATTGAAGCGTAAAGTATATGTCATGGATTGTGGCGATTTTGTAAAAATCGGTGTCTCTGGAAATGTTGAACAGAGGTCAACACAGATTCCATACAAAGTAAATCAAATCTTTTCAACAGACGAGATAGAAGACGCTTTTAAATTAGAACGTGAAATGCACATGTTATTTGATGAAGATAGGGTTCCAGAGGCGCAAGGAAGAGAATATTTTAATGTTCCTTTTGATATTGCCATATCTGAATTAAAGAAAAGAGCAGATGAACGAAAAAATGTAGAATCTGTAAAACCAATACCTAGAAAGTCACTTACTATCAGCGAAAAACAGAAAGTCATACTCAAATTGATTCCGCTACTTAAATATGTTGATGATTTTGACCTCGGATACATGCTCGGCGTAGCAGAGGAGAAAAGCAAATCAAAAAACATGGAAGAATCTGAATATGATTTCCTGCAAGATGGTATCTCCTCTCTGTTATCCCTCAATGAGGATGATTTACGGATGACTTTGGGTTACGCAATCGCATTGAGGGATAAAGAACAAAGGAGGTGAAGAAAAATGTTAGACTGCACCGTCAGCGAAAATATTCTCGGCCAGGTTTCAGTTCAACTCGAAATGACGAGCCACGACTGGTCGAAATTAAAAATGTCTGGTGTGTGGAGTCAGGTGGAACAGATTCTAATGGAATCTGAAACACAAAGTAGCCGCTGCTTCCACCATATCCAGACAAACAAACCGGAAGAGACATATTGTGCAAGCTGTCGGAAGAAACGGTTTTTCCACCGATTTTCCGGTCTGAAGAAGCAACGATAGTTGGTAACTTATTGCATGGATATGTAATTCCGTTAATAACAATGGAGACATCTGTAATTGATATTACGGAATTTGAGAGATTGTCAAACTGGATATAAGCCAAAGCCAGTTGTTTTTCTGGGCTATATCCAAAATAAGGCAAGCTTAAATGAAGATTACGCCGTGATTGAAATAATTGCCAAGCAGTTCCAGCAGACCCTATTAACCCAAGGATAAAAGAAACATTTTCAAACGTAATGATTCCTTTAGCCGATTTTAAAATTGAAATAATTTGATTTATTTTAATCACCTCCCATCTACTGGGAGTATATCACAAGAAAAGAGTAAATGTATGAGTAGATCACTTGAAAAAAGGATTCGTTCATTGGAAAGAAGAGCTGCCAGTCTTGAATCGCAACTTCAAGACCAGCAACAAATTATTTCTTCTCAGCGTCCGAACGTCCGCCCTGAATCACTCTTAGATCAGGCGGCTCATGATGCTCAGTCAGGTGTTCATATTCCAGCATTCCGAATGAATCTAGGTAATCGAACATTATTTGAACAGAAGACTGAATAGATGTATTTACGGCATTTCTGATGATTTGGAATTGTTCTTTTGATATGCAAGGTTCGTCTTCCGGCAGACCTTGCAACAGGCTCTGAGCAATATTAGCGGAATTTTCCGACAGGATTCTTTCAACATCAGAGTTAATGACCGACATAAATTCATCATAAGTCATTTTTTAATACCTCCTTTCCAAAGGAGAGTATAACACAAAATCCAAAAAACGAAACAAAGAAACTGTGCATTCACAGTAATTAAGGAGGATAAAGAAAATGAAGAAATTTGAATTAACATCAGAAACCAAAATTAACATTTTCGGAAAGAAACTTTTCCGAATCAAAGCACTCATTTCATTTGCGGATGTAGAAGCCGGAGAAACTGGCGGATGGGTAGAAAAAGAAGGAAATGTAAACCAGTCCGGCAATGCATGGGTGTCCGGCAATGCAGAGGTGTCCGGCAATGCAATGGTGTCCGGCAATGCAGAGGTGTCCGGCAATGCAATGGTGTCCGGCAATGCAATGGTGTCCGGCAATGCAATGGTGTACGGCAATGCATGGGTGTCCGGCAATGCAGAGGTGTCCGGCAATGCATGGGTGTCCGGCGATGCAATGGTGTCCGGCGATGCAATGGTGTACGGCAATGCATGGGTGTCCGGCAATGCAGAGGTGTCCGGCGATGCAATGGTGTACGGCAATGCAAAGGTGTCCGGCGATGCAATGGTGTACGGCAATGCAAAGGTGTCCGGCGATGCAAAGGTGTACGGCGATGCAAAGGTGTACGGCGATGCAGATTACACAACTATTCATGGATTTGGTGCTCAATTCCGCACCACTACGTTTTTTAGATGCAAAGATAAAAAGGTCAGAGTTGCATGCGGATGCTTTTTCGGAACTATTCCAGAATTCCGAGAACAGGTGAAAAAGACAAGATCTGGAAAAATTGTAGAAGAATATCTGATGATTGCTGATTTGATGGAAAAACATTTTGAGGTGAAAAGCAATGAATGACATAGAAGAATACATTGAAAAAAGCGCACAGGTTCATCAGTTCGCCGCAGAGGTTGCGAGAATCATATCGGGCATTCCACGGATGCCAGAGTTTTCGTCAGAGAACATGACGGTAGCCGATGCGAGTCAACTGATCGGACTTCCTGTAACATCAATTAGAGCAGGAATTGTGTACGGATGGCTGCCGATTGGCGTGGCAATCCAGAATAACAAGCCAGCAAAAAGCCTTTCCGGTGGCAGGATCACATACATCATAAGCCCTAGGAAAGTCTATGAAGTGACCGGACACGTCTGGAAAGGCAAAGAGGCTCTCAATAAGTGAGTGCCCCGGAGGGAGCTAGCACCTCCACCCCGGAGCTTTGCACCCACTAAAGTACCTTAGTGGATAGATACATTATAGTTCTCTATCTGCTAATTGTAAAGACAAATAAGAAAAAATAAGGAGAAATTAGCACGATATGAGTGAAATTAAAAACGAAAATCAGCCAACATGGACTGACATCGAAGTGTCACTTGCGACCGAAATTGTTGAGGAGAGCAAGAAGAAATCAAGGAAATGGTTTACAGCATGGGTTGTAACAGCAGCCGCACTGGTAGCGAGCAACCTTGCGTGGATTCTGGGAGGTATCAGTGAATAACTTGAAAAATATCATCTGTGCCGCACTGATCGGGAGCTTTTCCACGTTCCTTCCGTTCTGGCAATGGGGCGGATCGGGCAGACAGCTTTTTGCGGCGGTGATGACAGCGGCAATCGTATATGGAATCCTCTGGGATATTGATACACCAGAGAGAAAGGAGAATGAAAATGTTTGAGAAAGAAGTCGATGAAATTTATGAACTCTGTAAAAGAGTCGTAAACGAAGTTCCGACAGCAAGTATTACGTTTGAACATTCATCACACGGATTAAATGTAAGAGGAGTTAAAAGAAAAAAAATCATCGAAGTTCTCGGAAACGAATTCAATTGGGATTTGTATCAGACTATAAATTTTGATTATCTTTCTGAAAGAGAAATCCGCGAGAAGCTTAAGATAATCAGAACTTTCTTACTGGAACTTCTGATAGATGGGAGGCGTCCGTTAAATGTTGAATCAGATGGAGCTGAAGCTTCTGCCAACAATGGCACTGACAACGACAGTGAACGAGCTTCTGGAGGAGCTGAACAGGCGGAAAGCGTACATTCTTGATTGGGAGAACCCGGATATGTATCTGAATCATCTCGAATATCATTGCGCTGGTGGAATCTTTCCAAACGGCGAGCAGAATCCGGCGAGAGGAGATGGCTCTGACAATGTTTACTGTTTTTTTAGCGAGGTGAGAAAAGATGCAGGAGAGAATTGACGAAATCCTTGGTCTGATAGACGAGCAGCTTTCCCTTATAACTGATAACTACATCGAGAGTTCGTATAAGGCGAGGACATTGGTGAGCTACGTACAGGCTCTAAATGGGCTTTTAACGGCTCAGAAATCATACAAGGAGGAATAGCAATGGCAACACCAGTATTATGGAAAGATGTAGTTGGGTTTGAGGGGCTTTACATTGTGAATTGTCATGGTGAAATAAGAAGCACAGACCATTATGTAAAATGCAATACAGGAAAAAGACTGGTGAAGGGTAGAACTTTAAAGTCTTGTGATAGAGGAAATGGTTATCCATTTGTCACAATGGGAAAGAACGGTAAGCAATACAATATGAGTGTTCATAGAGTTGTAGCAATGGCTTTCTTGCCGAATCCAAAGAATCTTCCAGAAGTTAATCATAAAGATACTGATCCATCAAATTTTGATTACACAAATTTGGAATGGTGTGACAGAAAGTATAACAATAATTATTCCAATAGAGCTTACAAAGCTGCTTCGAAAAAGCACAAGAAAGTGGAGCAGATTAAGGATGGTGTTGTTATTAAAATCTGGAATAGTCTTTCTGAAATCGGAAGAAAATGTGGAATTTCAATAGGTAATATCTCCGAGTGTTGCAATGGTAAAAGAGAAACTGCCGGAGGATATTCGTGGAGATTTGAGGAGGTGTTATAACATGGGATTTCCGGTTCTTATTTTGGGCGAAACAGGAAGTGGAAAAACTTATTCCATTAAAAATTTTGACACAGAAGAAGTCGGCATTTTTTCAGTAGAAAAGAACAGACTTCCGTTCAAAAAAGCGTTTAAAATCGCCAAAAATGCAACTTATCAGCAGATAACAAGGGTATTAAGCAACCCTCAATTAAAAAAATATGTAATTGATGATAGCCAGTATCTTCTTGTGAATGAAATGTTTGACAGGGCGAAAGATACGGGTTATGGAAAGTTTACCGATATGGCTTTAAATTTTCGAAATCTTATTCATTTTATCAATATTAAGCTTCCAGACGATGTGATTGTATACTTTTTGCATCATACAGAGATGGATAGCAATACCGGAAAAATTAAGGCTAAAACAGTCGGCAAAATGCTTGACCAGAATCTTACAGTAGAGGGCTGTTTCGATATTGTGCTTCTCACTTCTGTAGAGGGTCAGGAACATTATTTTATTACACAGTCAGATGGATATACTACAGCAAAAAGTCCGGAAGGAATGTTTGATTTAAAAATTCCGAACGACTTAAAAGCAGTAGATACAGCCATCAGAGATTATTACGAATTAGGAAAAGGAGAAAACAATAATGCAGAAACCAAATAATTACGATACTACACAGGCAGCAGGAGAATTTGAGCCGATTAAGCTCGGCGGACACAAAATGGTAATTAAGCAGGTATCAGAGCGTCAGTCAAAACCAGACGATGAGGGAAAAACTAAAAATATGCTCGTTATTCTGTTTGATTTTGCCGACGGTGACGAGCAGGCGGGTTACTTTATGAAGCAGTTTGAGAACGATATTCGTCCAGACAAGAAATATCCGAATTCTGGCACAAACTACATGGTTATTGACGAGAGTGTAGATTATGGTGTTCGTAATCTCAAAACATTCATTACATGTGTAGAAAAGTCAAATCCTGGATTTGCCGTTAAATGGGGTGACAATTTCGGGCATCAGTTCAAGAGTAAACTGATCGGCGGTGTCTTTGGGGTTGAAAAAGACTGGTACGATAACAGAGAAATTAATCGTCACAAACTTGCCCGTTTTCGTAGTATTGAAGGAATAAATGATGCTGATATTCCAAAAGAGCGTACCACAAAAGCCTATGACGATCATCTGAAAGGAGAAGCTATCATGGGATCGAATCTGGCGGGTACGGACTTTATGAGTATTCCAGACGGAATTGACGAAGAACTTCCATTTAATTAAAAGGATGTGTTTTTAATGGTTATACAAGTGGACACAAGGGAACATAAATCAGAATGGGAACGGATTCGAAGTCAGTTTGACAGCCTTGGAGTGCAGTATTTTCGCTCTAAATTGTATTGCGGTGATTATCAATCACTGGACAATGCAAAACTCTGTATTGACCGTAAAAAGGATTTGCAAGAGCTTTGTGGAAATGTCTGCCAGCAGCATGAAAGATTCAAAGCAGAGCTTATCAGAGCGCGTGAAGCAGGTATTCAGTTGATTATCCTATGTGAACATGGATCAGATATTAAATCAGTTGGTGATGTATATTTCTGGGAGAACCCAAGAAAGCACAAAGTCATCTGGAGGACGGTAAACGGCAAAAAGGTAAAGACTGTGATATCTGACAAGGCTGTTGATGGTTGTCAACTATATAAATCTCTATGCACGATCAGAGATAAATACGGTGTTCGATTTGAATTCTGTACAAAAGAAGAGACTGGACGGCGAATCGTGGAGTTGTTGTCATGACAAAAGATGAGATCAAGCAATCAGTGAAAATGTCTGAGATTCTTTCCAGGTATGGACTAAAACCAAATAGAGCTGGTTTTATATGTTGCCCTTTTCACAAGGAAAAGTCAGCATCCTGTAAAATCTACGATGATTCCTTTTACTGCTTCGGCTGTGGAACCGGTGGCGATGTGTTTGATTTCGTGATGCAATACGAATCCGTCCCTTTTAGCACTGCATTTATCGAGCTGGGTGGTACTTATATCTCTAAAAAAGGTAAAAGTCGTAACCAGATCAGACATGAAATGCGGGATATTAAAACAAAAAAGTACAATCCCGCTCAGGTCCCAAACGAGCTTGAGCAGGTAGAAAAGAACATACTTATGTACGAAACAGCGTTAAAAACGTTCCCTCCTGATTCAGAAGATTGGTATATATGCCAGTTTAATCTCGAGAAAGAAAAAAGCAGACATGAATTACTGTCTGTTAAGTCAGGAGGTGAGGAAAATCCTTGAAAATATTGGAAATTTACAAGCGCAAGACTTTATGGAAAAGCAGTTGTATGAAGAACTTTTTTCAATAAAAAGTAAAATCGACCGCTCAGAAATCAAATTTAAACTGATGGACCGGGCAAAAAGTGTGAAAGCGAAACATATAGCAGAAGAGTTCATAAAGGAATTTCAAAAAGCAGAGCAGGAAAAGGAAAAAGAAGAAAAAGCAAATCGTTCTATGCAGTTAGTTGAAAACATCACGAACTTCTATCCCGATTCTGTTGATAAGGAATATCCTAACATGGCTTGTGGCAGCTGGATAGCTACAGAGAACGGAATTTTTTCTTCCGAAACATCTAAGGCAAGAGAACTTGTATGCCACCACCCGATCATGCCGATACGTCGACTGAAAAACATTGAAACAGGTGAAGAACAGATCACAGTGGCTTTTAAAAGGGATGGATATTGGACAGAAATAACTGTTCCAAAAATTGACATTGTGACTTCCAGGGCAATAACTAATCTTGCAAGGTTCGGGGTGCAGGTCAACTCGGAGAATGCAAGGCTTCTTGTGAAATACCTGGCGGATGTTGAAATATACAATGCCGATATGATCGACATACAGCACTCCACAAGCAAGTTAGGGTGGCATGGCAATGTATTTGTACCTTACGACCTTTCAATCGTTTTTGATGGCGAATACCGCTTTAAAACACTATTTCAGAGCATACAGGAAAGTGGAGATTACTTTAAGTGGGTGACTCTAGCTAAGCAGCTACGGTCGTGTGGACGATTAGAGCCACGGATAGCGCTTGCGGCATCTTTTGCAAGCGTGGTTGTACAACCGCTTGACGTACTACCGTTCATCGTAGATTTCTACGGACAGACAGGTGGTGGCAAGACAGTAACGATCAATATAGCGGCATCGGTTTGGGGGAATCCTGCACCAGGAGCTTATGTTGGAAATTTTCGGTCAACAGATACATCATTAGAGACCAGGGCAGATATGCTCAATAACTTTCCGATGATTCTGGACGACTCGAAGAATGCTTCTCAGTATATCCGGGATAATTACGAAACGTTGATTTACAATCTTTGTTCCGGTAAAGGAAAGGCACGTTCAAATAAGGACCTCGGAGCAGCTAAGGAAAATACGTGGAGCAATGTGACTATTTGTAACGGCGAGAACCCTATTTCTGAATTTGCGGATTCTGGAGGAGCAATCAACAGAATTATTGAGATTGAGTGCTGTGAGGATATTTATGAGAATCCAGCAGAGATTAACAGCATTGTCACAAAGAACTACGGTTTTGCCGGAAGAGTGTTCGTTGGGAATCTCAAGCAGTTCACATCGGACGATCTGAAAGAAATGAAAGCCGAAATTGAGAAAGGTTTTGACGGATATGACTTTCCAGCTAAACAGGTAATGGCTATATCTACGCTTCTGCTGGCTGACAAATTAGCTACAGATTTCATATTTAAGGATGGACGTGAGCTGACGGTTGAGGACGTTGTGGACGTACCTACACGTAAAAAAGACGTATCTGAAGGTCAGAGATGCTATGAATTCATTCTTGAAAGTCTTTCCGTGTATGGGCAGCACTTTGATGCACAATTTAGCTGTGATCAATGGGGCTTCAAGGAAACTCCAGATGAGTATGGAGACGTATATGTATACTTTTATCCGAAACCTCTTGAAAACCTTTTAAAAAACAATGGATTTTCCAGGAAAGCATTTTCGGCCTGGGCGATTAATCGAGAATTAATCAAACATACAGGAAAAAGAGATACGGTATTAAAAAGGGACGGAGGAAGCGTGATGAGACTTATCGCAGTGAAGGTCATTAACATAAGGGACCTTGATAACGAGCAAGAAAATGGATCAGTTGAAGCTGATTTTGCACCCGCCAGCGAAGGAACGAATGTTCCGTTTTCATAATTTTGTAACCATGTAACCGTTGTAACACAAAAAAAAACGTCCTATAGGAGAAAGTTTGAGAGTGTAAAAAAAACATATACTCTAGCGATTCTCCTATATGAAAACCTTGGTTACATTGGTTACACGGTTACATACCTCTGAAACCCGCATAAAATAAGGGCTTTTGGCGTAACCAATAGATTGAAAAAGTCGGTTACACATGGGTTACAAAATTAAAAAGTATATACAATTAGATTTATTATAACAAAATTAATTGAATATTGCAAAAATATTTAGTTGACATAATTATCACAAGGAGTGGTTACAAAATGAAAAAAGACGATCTCAATAAAAAGCAGAGATATGCATTAGACACGATGCTGTCTGGTAGTAATGTTTTTCTGACAGGTGATGCAGGAACAGGCAAGACAACGGTTATTCAGACATTCATTGATGAGGCGGAAAAAGCTGGTAAAAGCATTCTGGTATCTGCCACTACTGGAATAGCTGCGGATAATATCGGGTATGGAGCGACCACCGTGCATCGTGCGTTAAATATCTCAATTAAGTTTGAGGATTATAAGAAAAAAGTGAAATCCAGATCTGAACTGCTGAAGGAAGCAGATATCCTTATTATTGACGAGATCAGTATGTGCCGGTTCGACCTGTTTAATATGATTGCAAAGACAATCATCACGGAGAATGAAGAGAGAGCTGTTGACAGACTTTTGAGCGGAAAGGATAAAGAAGATATTCAGTTAATCGTAATTGGAGATTTTTACCAACTTCCTCCAGTTATCACAACAGATGATCGTAAAATTCTCTGCCGGATGTATGGATCTGATTATGGAAAGGGCGGAAAGTACGAACACGGATATGCTTTCATGTCTGAATACTGGAAAGAAATGGGGTTTGAATACATCAAACTTGATGAGGTATGCAGGCAGAATGATGAGGGATTTAAGTATGTGCTGAATGATATTAAATATGGCAACAATATTAGAAAATCCATTGCATATCTGGAGAATAACGAATCAGACAAGGTTATACCAGAAGCACCGTTTCTGGTCGGAACAAATGCTGAAGCTGATCGGATTAATAATACTTTCCTTGGAAAACTAGATAAAAAGACCGAAAAAGTGTTTCATGCAGCAGTTGACGGAGATCTGACATCTGCCGATATCAAGAACATTGCATTTGCCAGAGAGAACTTAATTCTTAACATCGGTGCAAAAGTTATGATTACCGTCAATGATCTGTCCGGAAATTACGTAAATGGAACAATCGGCATTATCCAGAAAATTGTGGACAACGGAGAATTTGAAGAATCTTATCTGGTCATCAAGACTGATAAGGGTAAAACAGTTAACTTGTACAGATACAGTAAAGACATTGAAAAACAGGTTGTTGAGGAATCCGAACAAGAAAAGGATGGTCAGAAGATCGTGAAAGAGAAGATTGTCCGTAAGAAAGTTGGATCGTTCTCTCAGTTCCCGGTAAAACTTGCCTGGGCAATCAGTATTCATAAATCACAGGGACAGACATTTGAAAAAATCAACATTGATCCTTGCTGTTGGGATCCTGGACAGTTCTACGTGGCTGTTTCCCGGGCGAAATCCGCTAATGGCATACATTTTATCAGACCGATAAAACAGAGCTATATAAAGGCGTTTAGCAAGGATAACGAGCGACTTCTTGAACAGAGTTTTGAGGTAGAAAAGGGTGTATAAGCATGAGAGTGACGCACGAGCAGATACCGAATACGATAAAATTTTTGCAGATTGACTTCCCGGCACTAGTCCTCCAGACTGCCGGAATAGAAGAAAATGATGAATACTGGCAGCAGGTGACAGAACAGATTCATATCATGTCAGAAAAATATCGAAAAAACGGGTTTGTGGACCACATGCTGTTAGCTTATGCAGACTATCTTGAAAAAATGTTCAAAAGATCGCAGAAGATGAAAGAGGAGCGTGAGAAGAATGTACAAACAGAAGTATAAAGAAGGTCAGCAGATTCACAAAGACATATATCTGTACATCTGCCGGTATATCAAGGAACATCGGTACGCACCGTCTTACAAAGAGATTGCTGATGGTGTCGGTGTGTCAAACGCCACAGTGCTTCGCCACATGGACATGCTGCGAACAGATGGATTAATCGAAACAGACCACCCGAAGACACCGAGAGCGTTCCGGTTGACAGGATATGAGTTCGTGACAAGGAGGAATAAGCATGAAACTGTATGAGCTGTTCAAAGGCACTGAGTACGTTGGAGAGTTTACTCTTGACGAGATCATAAGCATCACAGGAGCGCATTGCAAATGGAATCAAAAAATATATCGTTGATAATCCAGATCCTTACATTGCGAAGAATAAAGATGCATTAGCATTCATAATTCAATATCACGGAGAAACCAGACAAGGCGATTCCAGAGGACAATTGCTGACTGAACCGATAAAAACCATTGATACTTCAAACAGATACGGACTTGTAACTGCATTCATTACAAAGTATTACAAGACTGGAATCGGTCAAGGATGCGACGAACCGCTCCATACAATAACTACATCACCCGGGCACTTCGGAGTGATATCTGCTTTTCTGGTTAAATATTATGGAACAGGATGCGGACAGGTACTCAACGAACCGCTTGGAACCATTACAACAAAAGACAGGTTCGGACTGGTAAACGTTCTGGTTGATATTCATGGAGAGAAATACATCATATTAGATATTTTTCTCAGAATGCTAAAGCCGGAAGAATTAAAGGTGATGCAGGGATTTCCAAAAGATTACATCATTGATCGGGACTACAAATGGAGGAATTACCCGATTGCAAAACAAGTAGCGAGAATCGGAAACAGTGTGGTTCCGGTTATGGCAGAAGCACTTGTGAAAGCTAATTGCCCGTATCTGAAAGTCGGGGAGCGTAAAGCCGCACCGGTGATTTATATGCAGAATAATGGACAAGTAGCATTTGGATAAGGAATCATGGAGGACTGCACAATAGCGTGTCAGTTTCTTACATGGGGAAAGTGAGGATAGAAATGGGAAAATTAAATCCGATAAATAAAGATGATTTAAAAGTTGGAGATGTAGTTGGAATTGCAAGAGAAGTGTCGAGTGGATTCGGAATAGGGTTTAGGCATGTCATGGTGTATCCCGCAAAGATCGTTCGTATAACTCCTAAGCGAACTAAAATTGAAACTGACAAGTTTGGAGAGCACGGTAAATATGAAGTGTTTTATAAATACGATTCTGATGCCATAAAAGAAAGTGAAATGGCGAAGCAGTTTAAAGCAATCAAAGCTGGCGTATATGCTATCGAAGATTTTAAGTCGACACGTGGGCTGAGAGCAATTAAAGATGAAGATTTAGATACACTGTCAGAGCATATTAATGCAGTTGCAGAAATTTTGAGAAGATATGGAAAGTGAGGACACAATGACAGAGCAGGAAAAGAAGGAACTTCTGGACGAGTTAGAAAAACGTATGGACGAGAAATACAAAGGTTGTCTTATCAGAGAAGATGTTGCGACCACATTAAAAGCACCGAGAGAAAAGTGGTTTAGAGATGAGAATGGAAACGGAAGAGATTCTCTAATGACGGATGCTTTTAATTCTTCCATTATCGCATGGCAGGTTTGGGAAACAATCAGAAAATTAACTTGCGTTGTGTGCGGTAAACAGTATGTCAGACAGCTTGCAAATGTAGAGAATGCAGATGAGATTGCAGAGAAGCTTTGCCGGTTTGTTTATGACTTGAAGATGGGATTTAAGAATCAGGAGGGCAAGAAATGAGCTACTGTGATGGAACCTGTAAGTATCTGAACACAAGAAAACACAAATGCGAATTGACAGGAGAAAAACTCACATACATGAAACAGAGTTATGGAATCGAGTATTCAGTGCATGAACACAGAGGATTCTGCGAGAAAGACAAGGAGGACGCAAAATGTTAATCAGAAGTCAGGATAAAGAAATCTTAATCAATTTTAACAACTCACCGACAATCAAAATCATGGGAACTAAGGGAGATGTAATAATCATCTGTTCTTTAGATACATATGAGACATTTGCTATTGGCAATTATTCCACCAAAGCAAAAGCCATGAAAGTACTGGATATGATTCAGGAAGCCTATGTAAATGGACATATTGATTATCAGATGCCAGCGGACAGTGAGGTGGTTGTATGAAGTACAGAAAGAAGCCAGTTGTAATTGATGCATTTCAACTTAACGAAAGAGGGTTGGTTGGAGAAGATTGGTTCTGGGATGCAGTCAGCAGAAATGACATTATAACTCACCATTTTGGAAAATACCATCCAGAGCCAGCGTGGTGCGAGATAAAAACACTTGAAGGAATCATGGTTGCAAAAGCAGGAGATTACATCATCCGCGGTGTACACGGTGAATTTTATCCGTGTAAGCCAGATATATTCAGAGAAACTTATGAGGAGGTGGAAGTATGAGCGATAAACGCAAAATATACGATTACATAAAAAAGACAATAAATCCTTATGGAAGACCTTTCAATGGGACAGCTTATGAACTCGGAGTTAAAATCATGGATTTCATCGAAAATATGGATGACGAGAAAGAAAACGGTTGGATTCCTGTCAGTGAGAGGATGCCGGAAGAACACGATTCCATATTTGCAAAGTTTAAAGGAACGGATAACTGGAAAAGAGGAATGTTCGAAAGAACATCTAAATATGTGATTGCTACCGCTGTGTTCGATGATGGGACAGTGTTAGTAGAGCAGGCACATACTACTGATGGAATTTGGAAAACGGATAAAAAAGTTTTAGGCGGAACAGTAGCTGCATGGATGGACTATCCAGAACCATATAAGGAGGACGAGTCATGATTGCATTATTATGCGGAATATTTATCGGACTTAATGTTGGTGCATGGGGAGTGATTATGCTCGCCATACTGTACGACAAACACCACCCAGACGATTAGAAAGGAGAACGGTATGCTGACAAGGAATAAAAAGCTGAAAGACTACGGTATTCCGGCAGAAGACATTGAAAAACTGAATACGATGCTGAAAGACTTCCCGGCAGAATATGGATACCTGCTTTCCAGTGCTGCCTTGTCAGCTTGCCCGAAGAACACGGTGATAGCGGATATGGTTATTGAAAATATCCTACACCGGAAAAGCTACAGGAAAATCAGCAAAGAAAGATATATCCCGATGAACCCGAAAGACTTCTACGGATACAGGCGCAAGACCGTCGCTGTACTGTATGAGAGGATGCGGTTGTTGGGAGTGTGGGAGGATGAATAAATGCGCTTAATAGATGCAGATAAACTGAAAGAAGCAATTAATAGCTCTTTAAACACAGGGAGAGAAACATTTAGTCCAGAAATTATATATGAAGCTGTGGACGAGCAGCCGACAGTTTTTGATGTGGACAAGGTTGTGGAGCAGTTGAAAACAAAAAAGACAAGAACTGCTGCATTACAGAAAAAATATACATCAGAGTATTTTGAGGGTGAAACTGATGCGTTTGAATTTGCAATCAAAATCGTGAAAGGTGGTGGAGCTGCATGAGAGAAATTCTTTTCAAGGCAAAGAGGGTTGATAATGGCGAGTGGGTTGAGGGATATTACCTAAGAGATCAATATCACAGAGGTGGGAAGGATATTATTTTTTATCGAAAGGATTCAGATCGGTTTACAGTATATACCGATATAATTGATATAGAAACCCTCTGCCAATTCACAGGACTTTGTGACAAGAACGGGAAGAAAATTTGGGAGAATGATATTCTGATGGCATACTTGGACGAATTTTACCCAGAAGATGCGACATATGAAACCGTTGAATGGAACGTTGCCGGATGGGTAGGGCACGAAACTGGTAGTATAGACAGACGATATCTTGATAAATTCGATCTGGAACATTATGAAGTAGTTGGCAATATTTTCGACAATCCAGAATTATTACAGGAGGAATCAGATGAGTAAATCAGTATTAGTGATTGATACACCAGAAAACTGTGGAAAATGTAAATTTATAAGTACTTTCTGGTGCAGAGCAACGGGTGGCAGGAGAGTTCCAAACAATGATGTAATTCCTGTTTGGTGTCCGCTGGATCCACTGCCGGAGAAAGATATGGAAAGCTATTTTCCAGACGAATTTGGAGATGGATATGCTACTGGCTGGAACGCTTGTATTGATGCAATTACGGGAGGAAACGCAGATGATTGATTTAACAGGAAAAAGCGTATTTGTAAGAACGCAGGAAGAATATTTGAGCGTTCTGAAAATGGCAAAGTTTCAGGGATTCACATGGGTGAGAGAAAACAATTTAATCCCTATCAAAATTCCATTTCCAAATGTATTGAATTTTTACGATGATAAAAACGTTGCTTACAGAAATAAAGAAAAGACATTGTATGAAGCATCTGAAATCGTCGAAGCTGAAGAGAAAATCAAGGATGCAGTAAATCTTGTCAGAGCATTCGCTAAATACCCAGACAGAACAGCATTGACAGACTCATTTATTGAGTCCTTGAAGTTACTTGCAGATACTGTAGAAAGTCAGATGGAAGAGGTGAAGTAGATGATTAACTTAACAAATACATGTGTTCTGGTTAGAACAAAAGAAGAAAACGAAATGATTCTCAAAGAGGCTGAGAAGCAGGGATTTCACTGGCAGTTGAGAAGTTGAAAGAGGTGAAGTAGATGGAGAGATTAACACTTGAAAATGCCATCAATCGTTCAAGAAAATTATCAGAACGTCATAGATGGAATAGTGAAAACACAAAACTTGAAACGTCAGATGAAAATGCTAATGAAGTATATAAAAATACTTGCATCCAATATGCGAATCAGGAAGAACAGTATGCGGAATGGCTAGAAGAGCTAAAATCATATAAAGATATTGGCACTCCGAAAGAATTAAAGGAACTCAAAGAAAATGGTATACTTAATAGATTGGAACTTGCTAAATTAGCGATAATGCAGAAAGAGTTGAAGAAATACAAAGACTTAGAAGAACAGGGATTGCTTGTGAGATTACCGTGTAAGGTGGGAGATATGCTATGGTATAACATTTTGGGATACACGGAATCATATGAAATAAAAGCATTTTCATATGGATATTGTGACGGTTATATAGAAGCAGGTGAAGAAATAGGAGATGAAATTATATTTTATTGCGAAAACCATACCGGTTCAATAATAGGATCTTTTCCAATGAGTGGAATTGGTAAAATCGTATTCCTCACTCGTGAAGAAGCCGAGAAGAAGTTGGAGGAGATGAAGAAATGAATAAATGTTGTGCAAGTCAAGACGGAATATGCAGAAACGCTATTCTTTTCGGAACTAAATGTGACGGGTACAAAGAAAGATGTGCACTGAGGCCATGGTATGAAAACCTCGAAAAGGCGGTAAAATGTTGTCAGCATATTTTGGATAAAATATTTGGAGCGGAGGATTAACATGAAGTCAAAAGAAGCAATTGAAATCTTACAGAAACGCATTGACTTAATCAAACAAGACTGGCCACATATGCCTGATCTTGTGGAATATCAAAAAGCATTGGGACTGGCGGTTAAGGCATTGAAGAAACAGATCCCGAAGAAAGTTTTATACGAAGATGTTGGGTTTGACTGTCATTGTGATGTAAACTTGTACGCCTGCATATGTCCGTCGTGTGGATTGCATATCATTGATTTTTCGGACGATGATATAGATTCTAAATGTAACAGTGATAACCCAGAAGATATGTTTCATTCCAGTATGGTGCATCATGCGTATATTGGTATAAATAATTACTGCAATAGATGCGGACAGAAATTAGATTGGGGAGGAAGTGAAAAGTCGTGCCAGACAAACTTGCGCCAGAAATAACCCCGCAGCTCGCCATATCAGCGTTTGCAGTACTGCATCAATATTGCAGCTCAATCAGTCCACATGAATGTGTCAGATGTGCATTCTACGAACATTGTCCGGAATGTTTTATGGGGTGTCCGGGAGATCAGGGCGAGACGATCAGAAAATTACAAAGCAATGAATAAAATTAGAGAGTCGGTATTTACCGGCTCTTTTTTTAGTGCAAAATTCCTCAAACATGTACCACAACTTTTCTGCCAACCTATGATAGAATATACTCAGAAGTGTTACTATGGGGTTTTATAGCCAGTTGGAGGTGAATTCAATATGAATGTTCAAGAAATTAATTTAAAAGACATAAAGCCGTATGAAAAGAACCCGAGAAAAAATGATGATGCAGTTCCTTACGTCGCTGAAAGTATAAAGCAATTTGGCTTTAAAGTTCCGATTGTTATTGATAAAAACAACATAATTGTCGCTGGGCATACCCGATACAAAGCAGCAAAAAAAATTGGATTTAAAAGCGTACCATGTATTATTGCCGATGATTTGACAGACGAACAGATAAAAGCTTTTCGTTTAGCTGACAATAAAGTATCTGAAAAGGCAGAATGGGATTTAGATTTACTGGACAGCGAAATTGAAGGAATATTCGATATTGATATGACTGATTTTGGCTTTGAACTCGAATCAGAAGAATTAGAAGCTGAAGAAGATGAATACCAAGGAGCCGTTCCAGAGAACCCTTTTACTCAAAAAGGCGATATGTGGAAGCTGGGGGAGCATCTGCTTTTATGCGGAGATAGCACATGTATCACAGATATTGAGAAATTAATGCATGAAGAAAAGGCTGATATGTGCTTCACTGATCCGCCTTACGGATATGAATACCAAAGTAACTTAAGAAAAAAAAGCAAGAAGTTCGACGTCATTGAAAACGATGATAAAATATTAGACTTTTTTCCGAGTATACAGCTTGTATGCAATGGTTTTGTATTTATATGCACGACGTGGAAAGTTCTTGATAAATGGATACCGCTATTTAAAAAATATCATGATCTAACGAACATGATTATTTGGAACAAAGGCGGAGGCGGAATTGGTGACTTAAAACATACTTTCAGCACTGACTACGAAGTTATACTATGTGCAAATAATGGCAAGGAAATAACTGGAAAAAGAATCGGTTCCGTATGGACTATAAAAAAAGATTCTTCTTCTGAATACGTTCATCCTACGCAAAAGCCAATAAAGTTGTCAGAATTTGCAATAAGGAACACAACAGAGCGTGGAGATATTGTTCTTGATCTATTTGGAGGCTCAGGTTCCACATTAATTGCCTGCGAGCAAATGGACCGCAGATGCAGGATGATGGAATACGATCCAGCTTATTGCGACGTGATAGTGGACAGATGGGAAAAATTCACAGGAAATAAAGCAAAATTAATCAGAGAGGTAGAGGGAAATGAATAGTAAATGGCAAATGAAAAAAACTTAAGACCCGGTAGTATGCAAAGCAAGAGCGAAGCTAGAGCAAATGGGAAAAAAGGCGGAATCGCCTCCGGACAGGCTCGCCGCAGGAAAAAAACCCTCTCTGAACTTGCGAAAATGATAGCTGACAATCCAGCACCCGACAATACTCGAGCAAAGCTCGCAAAAATGGGAATATCCGACGAGGACGCAAACAACAACGCTGTTGTAGCAGCATCTATATACGCAAAAGCTATCAAAGGAAATATGCAGGCAGTGGACAAATGGGAACAGTTGGTAGCTGTTTCAAAATCAGACGAAAGCGAATATGAGCTTCCTGCCAGAGTGCTCGGCAAGGCATTCGTGGATATTAACCGACAGATTAAGCCCAACATTGAATATGTATTCGAGGGCGGTCGAGGTGGTCTGAAATCTTCATTCGTAGCTTTTAAGATTGTTGAGCTTATCAAGAATAACCCCCAGATGCACGCCTGCATTACGAGACAGGTAGCTGGCACTCTGAAAGATTCTGTATATGCCAATATGAAGTGGGCTATCAATGAACTTGGATTGATGGAAGAATTTGAATGTAAGGTGTCACCACTTGAGATCAAGTATATTAAGACGGGACAAACGATATACTTCCGTGGTCTGGACGATGAAACCAAACTGAAATCTATTAAGCCGGAGTTTGGATATATCGGAATCCTCTGGAAAGAGGAAAAAGATCAAATGAAGGGAGACGCCCAGGAACGTTCTGTTAATCAGTCAGTACTTCGTGGTGGTGATGAGTCTTATGATTTCTCATCATATAATCCACCAAAATCAAAATCGAACTGGGTAAACAGGATTAAGCTCATACCTAACCCGAAAAGAGTTATTCATCATTCAAGTTATCTGGAAGCTCCGGCGGAGTGGCTCGGACAGAAGTTTATTGACGATGCAGCACATCTAAAAGAAATCAATCCAGAAGCCTATGAACATGAATACCTGGGTGTTCCGAATGGCGATGGTGGAAACGTGTTTGAATATCTGGAGATTAGAGATATTACAGATGAAGAGATCAGCCACATGGATCGTATTTTCGCTGGCGTAGATTATGGATGGTATCCGGACCAGTTCTGCTATCTCCGAACTTATTACGATTCTGCTAGAGAGAAGATATATCTGATTGACGAGCTGTATGTAAATAAATGGAGCAACTCCAAGACCGCTGATTGGATAAAGAAAAAAGGCTATGACGATTATACGATGATATGTGATTCTGCGGAGCCTAAGTCCGTGAATGATTTCCGGGATGCCGGACTTCCTGCCAGAGGGGCAATTAAAGGGCCGGGAAGTATCGAGTATGGTTTTAAATTCTTGCAAACAAAGACACTTGTCATTGACCCGAAGCGGACACCGAACGCATACAAAGAAATTACAGAATATGAGTATGATCGAGACAAAGAGGGAAATGTAATAAGCGGTTATCCTGACGGAAACGATCATGCAATCTCGGCACTTAGGTATGCTTATGAGCCGTTATTTAACAGGAGGGGGTACAGTGCATAAAATGTTAGATAGGTACTTTTCAGATAAAATAAATAAATTCTTAAGCATCGGTTTAAAAATATATGGATCATCTGACATTAACGAAATCTTAAAAGTTGTAGAATATGAAGACATTATTGTGCGAGATACTTCTGTAAGATGAATGGATTTTAAAAGGTAGATTAAATGGGACTTATAACAACACTAAAAAGGTGGTTTAACATGATTTTCAAAAAACAAGCCGAAGAAGATTTTAATATCCAGGCAGCAGAATTTCCAGAGATGGAATCACTGATTAACCGGTGCGCGAACATTTACAGGGGAGTTCCGGAATGGCTAGATGATAAGAATGGCATCAAGACAATTAATTTCGCGAAATCCGTCTGCTCAGAAACAGCGCGACTCGCGACACTGGCGATCGGCATTCAGATCGATGGCTCTGCAAGGGCAACATGGCTACAGGAGCAGATAGACAAGGTATATTTCCAGATTCGTCACTGGGTAGAATATGGCTGTGCTTATGGAACAGTTTTTATTAAGCCGAACGGTGAGAGCCTTGATGTATTTACTCCGGCAGATGTGATGATTGTGGATTATGATAATCAGGAGATTAAAGGGATTATATTCAAGGATTCTTATACTGTTGGTCGAAAATACTATACACGACTTGAATATCATAGGTTTGTTGAGACTACAATAGATGGTGTGACAACCTATCCGTACTACGTTTCTAACAGAGCTTATGTATCAAAATCCCCTCAGTCAATCGGCGATAAGATCGACCTCAAACAGACCAAATGGGCTGATCTCATGGCAGATACACCGCCAATACTCAAGGCAAACGGAGAAAAACTGGATGGGCCGCTATATGGAGTACTTCGAACACCACAGGCGAATAACGTGGATATCAGTACACCACTTGGACTTCCGATATTTGCAGAAGCCATTGAAGAGTTAAAGGACCTCGACATTGCATACAGTAGAAACGCCGGAGAGATTTTTGATTCTCAGAAAATTGTTCTGGCAGATGATAGACTGCTGATGCCAAGCGGTACGCCTGTATCAGCCATGTCGCCACAGGGTATGGAGAACAGACGGAATGAGATGAATTTACCGCACTTTGTCAAGAATGTATTTGGTGAAGGAAAGGATACGTTCTATCAAGAAATCAATCCACAGCTCAACACAGATACCCGTATAGCCGGCATAAACGCCATTTTAAGCCAGTTAGGGTACAAGATTGGATTCTCCAACGGGTACTTTGTTTTCAACGAATCTAGCGGCATTCAGACAGCTACGGGAGTAGAAGCGGAACAGCAGAGGACAGTCCAATTCATCAAAGATGTGAGGGATAAGTTAGAGTCTTGCCTAGATGAAGTTATTTACGCATTGAACGTTTATGCTGATTTGTACGGGCTTGCACCGGTTGGGGCTTATGAAGTCAATTATGATTTCGGAGACATCCTCTATGTCAGAGAAAACGACCGTGCAAGATGGTGGCAGTATGTTACTACGAATAAAGTACCGGCATGGTTGTATTTTGTAAAATTCGAGGGAATGACTGAGGAAGAAGCGAAAGCAATGGTCAAAGAAGCTCAGCCAGACGAGCCAAAATTGTTTGGAGATGAATAGTTATGTTAAGCCCAGAATATTTACGCCGGATAACAGAGGGCAGTGAACAGATAGCAGAAGAACTGCATCAGTACATCATCTCTGAGATTGTGTCGAGAATGATGGCAAGAATCGGCAGAGGTGATGATTATATTCTGACCAATGCCGATGCGTGGAGAATCAGAACGCTACAGGAATCTGGTGAACTGTTAGAAGACATTCTGGCAGAATTATCCAAATACACCAAACGCGAACAGCAGGAACTTCTTGAAGCGTTTGAAGATGCCGGAATCACTGCAATGAACTATGATGATAAAGTATACAAGGCGGCAGGATTAAGCCCTGTGCCGCTCGAACAGTCTCCAGCTATGATAAGGCTCATGGAACGGAATATGCTTGCGACCATGGGTGAGTGGAAGAACTTTACACGAACCACCGCAAGTGCCGCTCAGAGGCTCTATATTGAGCAATGCGACCTTGCCTATAATCATGTAATGACTGGGGCGGTTGGGTATACACAAGCCATCAAAGAGGCGGTTAATAACGTTGTGAGTGATGGTGTTACGGTCACATATCCATCCGGCAGGCGTGACACTATCGAAACAGCAGTCGCACGTTCTGTCAGAACTGGAGTGGCACAGGCTACAGGAGATATATCCCTAAAACGCATGGAAGAAATGGACTGGGATTTAGTTCTAGTCAGTGCCCACATGGGAGCCAGAACGGGCGATGGCGGCGAGAATCCGGGTAATCACTCATGGTGGCAAGGCAAGATATACTCTCGTTCTGGCAAGAGTAAGAAATTTCCACCGTTCTCATTGACCGGATATGGAACGGCAAGCGGACTATCAGGTGTAAACTGTCGACATAGCTTTGGAGCCAGTGACGGAGAATTTAATCCTTATGCGGAATTGTCAGCGCAGGATAAAGCCAACAAAGGTAAACAATACGAAAAAGAACAGCGGCAACGCACTTATGAGCGAAGAATCCGCAAGACGAAGCGTGAAGTTCTCGGAATGCAAGCGGCGGTTGATAACTGTAAGGACGAACAGACAAGATTTGTACTCCAACAAGACCTTGACCGGAAGTCTTATCTTTTGCAGAAACAAAATGCTGTATACAAAGATTACTGCAAAGACAATGATCTAAGAGAACTGCAAGACCGGCTCATGATAGCCAAGTGGAATCGTCAGAACGCCGCAAAAGCCAGAGGAGCGGCAAAACGATATAAGACAGCAAAGGGGATTGACTGATGGACAGATGGGAATATTACAATCCGAATCCTGTTAAGGATAAGAGAACAGGAGATTGCGTTGTCCGAGCAATATGTAAAGCAACCGGCCTTGACTGGGAAACGGTATTTGCTGGATTAATGATACAGGCATGTACTCTGTCAGATATGCCGAGTGCAAATTATGTTTGGGGAGCGTACCTCTATAAACGTGGGTACAGACGCAAACTGATTGAACAATCAGAACGATATATCTATACAGTCAACGACTTTTGCACAGACCATCCGACAGGTACGTATATCCTTTGTATAGATGGTCATGTGGTGACAGTACAAGATGGTAAATATTATGATACATGGGATTCCGGAAATGAAGTCCCGGTATATTACTGGGAAAAGGAGTAGCTAAATGAGCATACAGGAATTTATTCAGTTTTTTCTTTCAATCTGTGGAGGAGTATCAATTATTGGAGGGGCAGCAGCTGTTGTTTTTAAATGGATTACTCCGGCATTTCGGCTCAACAAGCGAGTTGAGACACTAGAAGAACATGATAAGCGAGATTACGAGAGTCTTCAGAGGATTGCGGAACGTGATTCATTGATTTTGGAAGTGCTATCAACCATGCTGGACAGTCAGATTAGTGGGAATAATGTAGAAGAATTAAAAAAAACAAAACAGAAGCTTACAAATTATCTTGCGCAGAATCAACGTTAGCATTAGTAAGGGGTATGCTCATGAAATTATATGTGTTCACGAAAAAAGATATAGACAGGTT